ATACGTGAGACCGCAGATAATGGACCACTTGGTTAGACTACATGACCCTAGTAGTTATTTCTATGAAGTAGTTCTTGGTGGTGGTATAGGTATAGGAAAGAATTACTTCACAGATATATCTCTAGGATATGACTTATACAAGTTGAGTTGTTTATATTCTCCCCAGGCATACTATGAGTTAGCACCTGGTAGCAAGATTATTTTTATCCATCAGAGCAAGACGGAGAAGTTGGCGAAGGAAGTAGTATTTGAACACTTCGGTAATCGACTAGAGTTATCGGGATACTTCCCTAAGTTTTTTATGTTCGATAAGAAGTTTAGGAAAGTAATGAAGTTCCCTCACCTGATAGATGTAATGCCTATCTCTTCGGCTGATACTTCTGCCCTAGGTATGAATGTCTTCGGAGCAGTAATCGACGAGATGAACTTTATGAGTAAGATAAAGAAGTCAAAAAAGGCAGAACGCTATGGAGAAGAAGAGTACGATCAGGCAGAAGTACTATACCGAACTATCATAAGGCGTATGGAATCACGGTTTGATAGGCTAGGTAGACTACCTGGTAAAGTGTATCTTATCTCTAGTGCTAACTACGAAGGTGACTTCATTGACAGGAAAGAGAAAGAGTCAAAGATTAATAAACATATCTTTACTATGCATCTAGCACAATGGGAATCATTCTTAAATAAGGATGGCACCCTGATGAAGAAGAAGTACTCCGGTAAGATGTTCTTTGTTAGGAAACCTTCGGAGAACGCAGCCGGAGGAGTGTATGATGAAAAGCCGGATGCTACTGATGATAAAGATGCTAGTAATATTTTGACTGTGCCTATTGAACACAAAGAAGCATTTGACCGTGATCTGATTGGAGCATTGCGAGACATTGCCGGAGTTGCAGTTACCAGGACTAGTAGATTCATTTCTAAAGATTACATAAAAAATTCTTTTAGTAAGTATGAGATAATCTATGGTAAGGAACAGATATTCACAGAGAAGTCAATAGAGCTAACGGTAAACAGTCATGTAACAGACCTAGTTAATGTTAACTTCCTGAGAAGACTATCTCCGCACGGACCATTCGCTGCTCACATAGACCTGGCAATATCGGGAGATTGTGCCGGTCTAGCTATTGGACATGCTATAGGAAGTAAAGAGATACAGGTCCGGCTTAACTACAATAGGGATACCGGAGAATTTGCTAGAGAGTCAAAAGGAAGTTTACCTATATTTGGTCTCCCAGGATTACTACAAGTAGTTCCCCCTAAAGGTGGAGAGATTGAATTGCATGTAGTAAGAGAACTACTAGGCATAGTGGCTGATTACATTCCTATATACTGGTTGACTATGGACAGACATCAGAGTGCTAGTACTCTACAATATTTCAGAAGTAGAAATGTATCTACAGGTATAATATCTGTAGACCGATCACCGGAGGCATATATTGAAACTAAGTTTGCTATCAAGGAAGAGAGAGTATATCTTGCTAGACATGATGTACTACTTGAAGAAATGCCAAGTCTCGATCAAGATAACACTACCGGAAAAATTGACCATCCCGAAGGTGGTAGTAAAGATTTATCGGATAGTGTTGCAGGGGTGGTATTCTCTCTGAGTAATAAGAAAGCTAGTTATAGAATAATCGGACCACCTAAAGTACTTCCTATAAATGTGCCGATACCTAAGACCAGTAAAAGAGAAGACAGTAGAAGACCCTCTAGTGGCAGAAGACCACTGTACTCTTAACTAGTAGTTAAAAATGACTTGACATTTTTGTAGTAATTTGGTATATACTATGGATAATGAATTTAAAAGGAAGTTACTAGTTAAAGTACTTAGGAGACATGGGTGGCACTACTTGGAAAAGGAACCCTTAGCATTATGGATGAAGAAGGGAAAGAAGTACTTTATCAAGCTATCTGCGAACGATTGGACTTTACTAGTGAAGTTAGCGGAATCACTAGTCACTATAAGTCGCCAGGATTATGGACGGAGACAAGCACAAACCATAAAGAGACTCGTAGAAAGAGACTCGAAAGAGAGGCAGAGATTATGTATAAGTACAAGTTCAGATTTAAAGGTGGGGGAAAGAGAGTAGATAATATGAATTTTAAGTTTCATTGTTTCATTGCAGATAGTGAAGCAATAGAACACCATCTGTTTGAAGCAAAGAACAAAGGACTAGTAGTCAATGACCAGGGGAGTACTTCTTCTACTGAGTTCGCTGATGCTGATATGTACGAATCGGCAATGCCTGTAGTGAAGATATTCAGTTCTACTAGTGGGTTCGGAATACCAAAGGAGTACTTCTCTTTTTTCTTTTTAATCTCACCTGGTAGTAAAAAGATGGTTAAGATAAAACCACTAGGTTACGATAAATCCTTAGATACAAAGGATTGGTGGTTTATGGCACCTGGTAGGTTTATGCGGAAAGAAGAGATTAGAAAGTTTTTCGGAGCTAGTACTGATACCTGGAAGTTCTATCAGAGACAATCCTTCATTAGTAAAAGAAGACTTCTGGAAATGGTTGAAGTCGGTGACAATCACAATGTCTACGATAAAGAAGTAGTCGAAGACGTAGAAGAAGTGCGAATGGTTAGACTAGACTAAAAGGGAGAATAATTATGTCTCATTTATCAAAAGGTAGGTGTAAGATGAAAGACCTCTTTACTTTACGTGAAGTGGCAAAGGCAAAGGGTCTCAGTATAGTAGAGAAGAAGACTATGCGTGGCGACTACATTGGTAATATCAAATGTGAGTTTGTAGTCTCGGATGGGAAAGGAGGAGAACTAGCTATTGTAGAGTCCCAGGTAGCAGGGGAGTACGAGATTCAAATGGATAATTACTACAATCCCATTTGTGATGTCGTAGGTCAAGGTGGCAGTACTTTGACTAGAGACTACATGACTGAGGTTCACAAGAAGGAAGCGCAACTGCTTGGGGGAGTAATTGCTAATCAAGAAATAGATGCCCAGGGGTATGTCTATCTAGAAGTACATACTCCCTGAGCGAAGGGAGAAGAACGATGGCAGTAGTCAAAGTAACCTATATGGCTAGAGTAATGGTGTCTGTTATTAAATCCGGTGGTTCTCCATTGAAGGAAGAAGAGTTAGCTATAGCAGTACTTGATACTGAGCAAGCTATGAACAACATGCAGATACCGGAAGTAACAGAGAAGAAAGCAGTACTTCGACCATACATTAGAGTTCACTTACTAGAAGAGGTAGAGAGAAAGGGAGACACAGCTAATGGCGACAATAAAGATCAAGATTTGGCCTGATGGTAGTAAATCGGAAATCAAAGTAGAAGGGCTTTCCGGTTCGGGGTGTGAAGCACTAACGAAGTCATTGGAGGAAGCAGTATACTCCGGAGAAGTAAGTAAAGAACATACACCGGAGTACTACCAGGAAGATGTTAACGTCATCAATACTAGGATATAGTCATGGACCTGAATGAAATGGTTAACTTAGGCTATAGGCTTATTTTTGTTTGCTTTCTCTTTGTCTGCTTTATGGTAGTAGTACTATTTATAGCAGTCAAGATAAAGGAGTGTATCTTGTGGAGAGCCTACCTAAAGGTGCATGGGAAGGGAGGATTGAATGACTCTAATTCGGATAAGTCCTGATGGCAAGGAAGTAGTAAACATTCACAATGACTTCACTCACCAAATAACTAGTAGACATGCTGACGTAGAAATAAATCGGGCCTCTGAGGTATACTACTGTAACATTAATAAAGGATGGAAGATCAAAATGCTGATTAGAGGACACATGCATGGTCTTTTACTTCCGGTAATGTTTCATACCAGGCAAGAAGCACTTGACTATGAAGTAGAGTTCTTAGAGGAGTTTATAAAGCAGACGCATGAACACTAGGGATGCAATATCTAGAGGACTAAAGAAGTCACAAGATGGGAGAGCTAGGAGAGTTCATAATTTTTATAACTCTCCTGCTTACCCTGATAAACTCATTCGACTATTCTACTCTACTTTTAGAGATAAGAACTATGGCGAACCTCCTCCTATAACTAGTCAAGTCAAGAATATGTTGAATGGGTTTATCAAGGTAAGCAGAGCTAGTGAATGGAATGAGAAAAAGATTTATGATACAGTCAAAGACCTAGTACTACATTGGGAGTATATCAAGAAACAAGATCACCATACCATCAAAACAGGGAAGAGAGCAATGCTAGGTGATAGGCCGAGTTTGCTTGAGTTCCTTATATGTAGAGAATCTGTATTGACTGCAATCGACAAGGCGAAGAGAAGTAATATTTTAGAACCTTCCGGTAGAGAAATTCAAAATGTACAAATGAAGAAGAGAAAGTCACACACTCCTAGTGAAGATGAAATGCAAGAGGAGTATAACAAACTTATGGAGGAAATGTAATGGAACTAGCAGAAGCATTGTCTATAGTACACACCCTGGCAGTAGCAGCAAGAGCAATGGCTGAGACCGGAAAGAATGTTACAGAAGCAAAGATAGATGAAGCAATAGAGATGGTAGGTGCTAGAGTCAAAGTACTTCAAACTATGTCCAGTAGGCCGAAGAGATAAAGGGACGAACATGAGTAAAGTAATAACTAGTTGGGAAGTAGACTTCAATGCAGAGAGATGGAAGTGGGGCATAGGTTTCCTATCCCTTCGTGGTTTTCATACCGATGCATTTGTTTACCAGGAACCGGATAGTGAAAGACTACGGAAGCAAGTTGAATGTCTAGTTGAGTGGAGTATGGGAAGTAGAAACTGGATTGTTTGCATATCTAAAAGTAGTGTTTATATAAGGCTTCTGTTTGACTTCGTACTGGCTAGCTATGTTTTCTCTACAGGCAAACGGGCTATAGCTGTAGATGTCGATGACTTAATTCATGCAGTAGATAATCCTGATGGAGAGAAGAGAGATATTATAGAGTTTGCAGAATTACTCCTAGTCAATTATTGTGATCCTAACAATCCGCAGCTAAGATGGAGGAAGGGAGCTATAGCTAATGTACTTCACAGAAGGAAGTATAACCGTTATGCTACCATGTTTAATTTATTCGTAAGAGAGATACTGGAGAGAATGGATTCTAATAGAGCAATAGATTTGACTAAAGGTATAGTAGATGTTTTCGGGGATACTGCCTATGAGTTGTTTACTGATATTAACTCTAAACGAGTAGTAGTAAGGGATGACGGAGGGAATAATGGAGAGAGAAAAAGAGCTAGACATTAAACTTAAAGGGATCATGGAGTACTACGTAAGGCAATTCTTTGGTGAGTACTCCGAGAAGTGTAAAGCAGAAATGTCGAAGTATAACCCAGGACTCGTAGATTCTGATATGCTAGACATTCAAATAGACCACTACATAGATGCAGTTACTATGGAGGCTACAGAGAAGTTTCACAGTATAGCTTATCTAGTTCTTAACTGTATAAGCAATGGACAAGAACAGATGGTACGAGAATTTGAAGTACTATTCATTGACCTAGTTAAACGTACTCTAGTTCCCCAGGTTAAAGATAAGAGACAAGTGCCTATTAATATAGTAATCGCAGACCCTAATGTATTGAGAACAGAGGAGTAGCCATTGTCTAGTATCGGATTCGGTTTGTTCAAGTCTCTTGTTGAGAACGAAGTAAGTTTTTCTACATTAAATGACTACCAGGTAAACGAGAATCACTTCCGAGATAAGGAAGTAGAGGCGTATCATTTTGTCAAAGAGTTCATCCTAGATTATGGCACGTATCCCAGGCTTGAGACAATAGCTAGACAAATAGGAGCAGTAGAAGCATTCAATAACTTACCTAGTGAACCTGTAGAGTACTGGCTTAAAGAGGTTCAGGAAAGAAAGAGATATGCCGATGTAAGAGAATGCATGATCGACATGAGAGGCTGTCTAGAAAATCAGGAACTAACTGAGGCTCTAGACATTATGGGAACTAGATACTTAGCCCTCCGTGAGTCATACTCTTCCAGGCGTTTAGCGAGTCTTCGAGATGTTCAGAGAGAAGTACTTCTCAAACATGACGAGTATCAAAATAACCCTGACATACCTGGTCTATCGTTTGGGTTTCCATTTCTAGATACTGTATCAGGTGGAGCGCAGAATGGTGACTTCATAGTTATAGTAGGCCAAACAGGTGTAGGCAAAACCTACCTGGCATTGAAGATAGGTTACTCTAGTTATTTGACCGGAAAGAATGTAGTAGTACTTTCTACTGAAATGCCTAACCTACAGGCAGCACGAAGAGTACTAGCTATGGAAGGGAGATTCTCTACTACCGATTTAAAGCTAGGGAGACTCTCCTATTTTGGGAGAGAACGTGCCGATCAAATAATTGATAGGGGAGCAGCTATTCAAAATGAGGTAGGTAACTTCTTTTATTTACTTCCTGGTGGTATGTTTCCGAAGGTAGAAGACTTTGCTATTGTAGTCAAAGAACTAAAGCCTGACTTTGCTATAGTCGATGGTGCTTATTTACTACAGGGTACTGCTAGACAATGGTGGGAGAAGAATATGGAAGTAGCCCAGGTACTAAAGAACCTAGCATTAAATAATGACATTCCTATACTAGCTACTTATCAATACGGAAAGAAGGATACCGGAAAGTTAGAAGGGGTAGGTGGTGGTTTTGCTATACCTCAAATAGCTAGTATGGTTTTGTCTTTTGAGTTCGAGAGGAAAGAAGATATTGGTAGTCTGCAAGAAGTACAGCACCGAGTTCTCCGCTTGACTAAAGGAAGAGATGGAGAATCAGGAAGTATGCAGATAGAGTATAACATGAAAGCAACGAGACTAGTACAAAAGAAAGTACTCTCCGGTAGATACTCTGATGAAGAGTTAATTGACCCTGATTTATCGGCACAAATGGACTTACAAGATTATGCTGAAATATAGCTTGACAGCTACAGAGAAATGACTTATAGTCAATATAACTCCCTTGGGTGATGAACCATCCGTTCTTTTCCCTGCCTGACCCTCACGGACCCCGAACCGTGAGGGTCTTTTTTTTCTGCTTGACAATCCTATAGTCAAATGCTACAAGTAGTAATACGTTTACAGGTAGACAAAAGTATTTACCAGGCCGATAAAGTATTTACTATAGGAAGAGAGTTATGTCTTATTTTGATGAAGTAGTCTTACCGAGTGTCGGCCTATCAAAGAAGCCAACCTACAATATCCCCGAAGCCCTGATTATACTGGACTGTAGCAGACCTACCTTATTAAAGATGCACCACCTGGGACATATCACAATCACTAGAGACAAAAAGATTTACTATAAGGAGTTCGAGAAGTACTTCGAGCAGCAGTACACCATCCCCCTATCTCCGCTTAATAAGAAATAACCATATCGCTTGACCTTATTATAAAGCCATTGTAGTATACTCTTATATTCATTTATTTTTCCAGGAGAGTGTCTATGATGGAGCTAGTCAAACATAATGATTTAACTACACACACAAAGACGCTAGTAGAGAAGGGCTATTCAGAAGAGGATATTTTATATATCTCTATTATGAATAAAGCCGAGAAGGTCGAAGAAGATCAAGTAGTATATGGAGAAGTATATATACCAAATAGAGTAGACACAGACCATGAGACAATGAGCGTGGAAAGTGTAGAGAAAGCAGCATGGGAGTTTTTGTCTACAGGTAAGACAGATAAGATAGATATACAACATGACTTAATAGAATCCGGATGCCAGGTAGTAGAGTCATTTATAGCTAGAGAAGGATGGGAACCCTGGGTAGATGGTGCGTGGGTCATGGGAGTAAAGTGTGTAGATGAAGTCTGGGAATCCGTTAAGTCAGGTGAACTTAATGGATTTTCTTTTTATGGGACTAGTCAAAAAGTTCCGGCCAAAGTACTAGTGGAAGTTGCCAAACAGATAACTGGTATAACAGAAGAGAACACCGAAGAAATCCTACCTCCCCACGAACATACCTTCCTAATCAATCTTGATAACAAAGGCAATATAGTATCTGGCAAGACAAGCGTAGTACTAGAGCATATCCATATTATAAAGCATGGTACTGCTACTGAACTAGAACTAGACCACAGGCACCGAATGGTATTGGAGTAAACAATGGCAAAAGTAAAAAGTATTACTACTACCATAGAAGATGAAGTAGTCTTTATGGTGAATCCAAATGTGGAGTATGTTTCACTAGTTAAGCATGGAGCTAACCGTGCGCCCTTCAAGGTATTGAAGGCAGAAAAGATAAAGGAGGAATCTAACATGAACAAAGTTGTGCAGAGTGTACTAGTCAGGAATGACATTTCTGATGAAGACATTGCCAAAGCGTTAGAAGGTATCGACAAGAGAAATGAGAAGTTATACTCTTCGTTTACCGCCTATCCCCAAATCTCCATAGAGAAGGTAGCTATAGATTCTATAGTAGTTACCAAACATGAAGAAGTAGAAGGGATTTACTTCGTTCTAGGAGACTTGGCAGAAGGAATGAAAGAAGGTGGTACTCTTATGATTGATGCCAAAGAAGCAGTAGATTATGCTACAATGGATAATCTCTACACTGAGTTATACGCTATGGCCGATGTAGTAGGTGGAGCAATGCGCCAGGAAAATGCAGATGCAGAGTTCCGCAAGACTACGATTTTAACTACCATTGATAACTTTAAAGCATTTGCAGAAGTAGTACTAGAGAGTCTCGCTGAGAAGAAGGTGGAGGCCGGAGTAAAGGCAGCGGATCACCCTGACCTGATTGTAGACATTCTCCATGCACCTAGTACTCCTGCTGTACCTGTAGTACCTGTAGTACCTGTGGTCGATGCTCAGAAAGTAGAAGAAGACCGGAGAGCAGCTTTGACTGATGAAGAGAGGAAAGCAGAAGATGAAGCAAAGAAAGCAGCCGATGAAGATAAACTGGCTAAACCGGCTGATGCTGCTGCTTTCGATGCCTTTGTAGATAAGTTTACTGCTACCATGAATAACTTTGGAGACAACTTGGTAGCGTCAATTACTGCCATAGGCAAAGAAGTAAAAGAGTCTTCAAAAGCAATGAAAGATAGTTTGGAGAAAGTCTCCGAAGCGGTAGATGAAGTAAAGAATACTACCCTGGCAATGAAGTCAGAGACCGATGAAGAAGACCCTCTGCCAGAGTCCACAGAAATGTTTAAGGGAATACTCTTCTCTAAGTAAGTGATTGCAACCGAGTTCAATAACTAATAACTAGTAGTAAAAATTATTTAAGTATAAGGAGGATTTAAGACCATGAAAGATAATCGCTCTATTATAGAGAAGGCTGATATTGCCGTTAGTAATTTAGTCTCTAGCGGTGGGTATCTTAATACGGAACAGTCTGATGCCTTTGTCCGTATGATTCTAGACATGCCTACAATGGTAAACCAATGTCGTGTAGTAAGGATGAATGCACCGAAGAGAAAGATCGAGAAGATCGGCTTTGGAAGTAGAATACTTCGTGCTGCTCCGTCAAGTGGAACTGCTTTAGCTGCTAGTAAAAGAGCGAGACCAGACCTGGGAGTGATCGAACTGGAAACAGAAGAGATCATAGCAGAAGTATGGTTGCCTTACGATGTACTAGAAGACAATATCGAACGTGGTGGGTTAGAGCAAACCATCATGTCGATGATTGCGGAGAGAGCAGCATTAGACCTGGAAGAGTTAATCGTCCTGGGTGATACTAACTCTAGTGATTCATACTTGGCACTAGTAGATGGTATTCTTGCTTTGACTCCATCCGGCCAGACCCTTGACGGTAGTGGTATTACAGATGTTAAGAAGGAGTTATTCAAGGCAGCAATTCAGCGTATGCCTACTAGATATCTCCGGAACCGTGCAGCCATGCGATACTACGTAAGTCATCATGTAGAGATGGAGTATAGAGACAGTATCGCTGAACGTGCGACTACCCTGGGTGATGAGAAGATAAGTAAGTTTACTCCTATGTTCGCTTACGGCACTCCGGTAGAACCGATTGCTATGATGCCGGACCATAAACTTTTCTTGTCTTATCCGAAGAATATCATTTGGGGAATCCAGCGAGACATTATGATCGAGACTGATAAGGATATTAGGCGTAGAGTACTTATCATTGTTTTGACTATGAGATGCGATGTGAAGATTGAAGAGCCGCAAGCCTGTGTTGTAGTAGAAAACTTCACGGATGCAGGACTTCCCTCCACCACCACTACTACCACTACGACTACTTAATATTAGTAGTACTTTGGAGGTAGTGAAATGGCACTCGACACAACTGTTGGTGGGAGTACTAGTGATAGCTATGTGACCGTGGCAGAATTTGACACTTATCTTGTCTCTGTCTATGGAGAAGAGAATACTAATGTCTCTACCTTTGTAGACAGAGAAGAAGTGGCGAAGGAGATGCGGTTAAAATTAGCTGCTCTGATTATGAATGGTTTCCCCTGGCGTGGAGCTAAAGCCAGTAGAGATCAGCGTCTAGAGTTCCCCCGTTGGTGGAGAACCGAAGACGAGTATGACTATGTTAGTGAGGATGAAGACTACTTCATTAACTACTCAGACATCGAAGAGAATGCCCCTAGTACTCCTGCCGAAGTTGGTTATGCACAAATGGAGATTGCCTACCAAGTAGTAGATCACTTATTATCTTTGGACCCACTTGCTTTTCCTGAGAGTCAAATAAAGATGTTCGAGTTAGGCGGGTCTCTAGCTATTGAGTTTTTTGGTAACGTAGAAAATTCTAGTTTATCTAAGGCGAAGTTGTCTAGCATTGATATTGTTTATGCCTATCTTAACAAGTGGTATAAGTTAATTACAGGTGGAGCAGTATAGTGGCGATCTTTAAGCAGATACAGGGAGCAGTCAATTCGATACTCCCTACTTTATATAACGATGAAGATTTGACTGTAAATATTACCTGGAAGAGATTCAAAGGTAGTACTTTCAACGAAGATGAAGGAGTCAACGAAGATAACTATACTGACTTTACTGCTATCTCAGCCATTAAAGTAGAGAGAGAAATGAGCAGTAAAAATGCAGGGAGAACATTTCCCCCTGGACCCTGGGCGATTGCTAGTGGAGATGTGCAGTACTTGTTTCAGTTTGGAGATGTACCAGCAGGTGCTAGTATTAGAGATTTAATTGTAGAGATTGACTCAGATATAAACGTAGGACAAGAGATCACTTATAACATCAAGAAGATATATCCTGTGTTTGGTCTTATAGTAAAAGTAGATGTGTTAGGATATGCCTAGTGATTGAACTTAGCGTAGATATACAAGCAGATAAGTTTCCAGACTTGACTACTGGTCAGATAAATAAATTGACTAGGAGTGTTGCTGCTAGAGTAAGAGATGCTATTAAGGCAGCTACTCCGGTAAGTGATCGACCGATGGACCCTAGGCAAAGTAAACGTACTAGGGATAGCTGGACCGGAGTAAAGAAAGATGAAGGTGGTTACTCTTTTAGTAATCCTCTAATACAAGCGAAGTTTTTAGAGAAAGGTTCGGGAGCCGGACAAAAACCGTGGCCTACTCCTAGAGCAAGAACAGTATACAATGAAGGAAGAGTTTACTCTAGTCAAGCACCGCAAGGCATTACGAAGAAAGCCGGTTTTGAAGCAGTAGCAGATAAAGTAGCTAGTGAGTTATTCAAACTCATAATACAAGGTAAGTCCATTGCAAAGGGATAACATAGTAGTAGAAATTCAGAAGAGAGTAAATGGTATTACTATAGCTAATGGACATGGTTTCGATATTCAGTATGTCTATAGGAATCCAGAAGAAGAGCCAAGTTCTGAGTTAATGCCAATGACTAATATCTTCGAGTTCCCTTCAATTACTTTGGAGTCGGCTGCGAGTAGAGGAGCAAGAAGTAAACCGATCTACAAGCAAGAGTTCCGTGTAGTATTAGAGAACTGGTACTTATCCACTAGCAGAGGTAAAACGTCTAGAGACATCATGCAGTATTTGAAGTCAACTAGAGAAGTAATATTTGTGGATGGACAAACGCTAGGTGGTCTGGCAGACCTTGTAATGGAAGAAGAAGTGTCTAGAGTATACCGACCACCAGTAGATAATAAGGCAGTAGGGATTGGTCAAGTATTATTAATTCATTTTAAAGAAGATTTTAATAACTTATAAAGGAGGAAGTAATTATGCCTGCTAGTAATCCGAGTACTACACTATATACTCTAGGGCGTGGAATCGTAAGCATTGGTACGTGGTCAGGTGCCTCACCCCCTAGTAGTGAAAGTGATGTTGGTAATTCTCCCAGGTTCGAGTGTGAAGTCACAGAAGAACTTCTGGATCATTTCTCTTCTCGTTCTGGAACTAGAGATAAAGATAAACAAGTAACACTGGAAACAGGCTTTACTCTCAATTTTGACTTGGATGAGTTCTCCGTAGCTAACTTGACAATGTTCTTGAAGGGAAGTGTTTCAGGAAATGTCATTTCTGCTAATACTCAACTAGACAAAGAGTACTCCGTGAAGTTCGTCAGTGATAATCCTGCCGGACCTAACGAGTCATGGGAATTTCATAGAGTCAAGTTGTCTGCTGGTGGAGCGTTGAATTTAATTAGTGACGAGTGGAGTCTTATGACTTTTACCGGAGAGGGATTAAGTGATACTGCAAACAATCCTACTTCTCCTTACTTCACTGTTACCTTTGCAACGACAACGACAACCACCTAATACCTTACGTTAACTGAGTACTAGATAACTCTAGACTACTCCTAGCGAGGGATTTTTATGGAAGCAAGAGAATTAGAAATATTGTTTCCTGGTAAAGTAGTTCCTATTACTATAGGAGACCAGGAAGTAGATTGTAATGTCAGTCCTCTATCACTAGAGGATTTACCGAAGATAGCTCAAGCCTTTGGTAGACTTATGAAAGTTGCCGAAGGTGGAGAGTTGTCACCTTCCGAGATTGCAGCGAAGGGATTGGAAGAATTACTTCTTCTAATCCCTTACTGTATCGACCTTCCACCTAGTAAAGTTCCTGCTTCACAAGTACCAGGCATCTTAGAAGTAATTATCGAACAAAATATTACGGAGGATGTCGTGGGAAAGTGGATGGGTCTCGTTCAGAAGCTAGTCAAAAACACAGGACACAGCATGGCAGATATGCAAGCCCTGGGCGAGACCGTAGCCAAAACAAAAAAGCAGAAGTAAACTTCTCTAGAGTCATTGCCGGTTGTGTGGAACTGCTTATTAGTGAAGGTCACTCCTACAGAGATGTAAAGAAGTATAGTATACCTCAAGCATTCCTTTTTGTAGAATTGATACGGGAGAGGTACGCTAGACAAGCAAAAGCACTAGAGGAGAATACTACTGATGGCATCAGGGACAACAGTAAATTTAAGGCTACTTATTCAAGCTACAAACAAGGCAGCCAAAACGGTTCAGTCTCTACAAGGCCAATTAAACCAAGTAAGTAAAGCAGCCCAGGAGCTAGCAACAAAAACTAAGAAAGCCGGAGCCGATGGCAGTAATGCCATGAAGAAGCTAGGTGCTAGTTCTTTAGCAGTCAAAGCAAAACTTGACGCAGTTAAAAATAGCGTAGAAGGCGTAGGCAGCGCAGGTTTAGCTTTACTAGGTGTAGCTGCTTCACTTGCTACTACTGTTTTCTTTCCTATTAAAGCAGCAGCAGACTTTGAACATGCAATGAGTAAAGTAGTTGCTGTAACTTCGGGAGCAGTAGAGAAGTTTGATGAGTTAAAATCTGTAGCTAGTGAGTTAGGCCGGACCACTAAGTTTACTGCTACCGAAGCAGCACAAGGCATGGTGTTCTTAGGCCAGGCAGGTTTTGAAGCTAGTGAAGTCATTTCAGGAATTGGACCATCTCTCAACTTAGCAATAGCAGCCGGAATATCTCTAGCCGAGTCTGCTGACATTGCTACCAATATTATATCTGCTATGCGTCTGCCCGTACAGGAACTAGCAGATTCTACCGATGTCTTATCTAATACTACCGCAAGTTCTAATACCAATTTACTACAATTAGCAGATGCTATGGCTTATGCTGCTCCACTGGCAGCAGCAGCCGGAGTGCAACTAGAAGAGTTAGCTGGTATTATTGGAGTACTAGGTAATAATGGTATCCAGGCAAGCCAGGCCGGTACTGCCGTTCGTGGTATGCTTCGATCACTAGCTGCTCCGAGTACAGCAGCCAAAGAAGTACTTAAAGATTTGAATGTAGAGATAAAGCAAAATGCAGATGGAAGTTTGGGCCTGGTAGAAGCATTACATGATCTAGCAGAAGCACAGTTGACTACAGCCCAGGCGAATAAACTCTTCGGACGATTCGCAGCAGCCGGAGCATTAGCAGTAACAGCAAACATAGAACAGCTAGACGAACTAGTACTTGCTAACTATAGTGCTGCCGGTGCTACAGAGCGAATGGCAAAGATAATGCATGATAATGTCAAAGGAGCATTTGTAGAATTGACTAGTGCATTAGACGGTTTGAAGAGAGCATTTGGAGACCCACTGTTAGGAGTAATTAAAGAGTTCCTACATGCATTGACAGGTGTAGTAGGGCTTATTACTAAGGTAGTAGAGAAGTTCCCTGTATTGACTAAAGTAA